TTGAAACAATTAACAAGGTTGCTGAAGAGCGTGTAAGAAAGTTACAGACACAATATATTAAGATGGGCAGAGATGCCTCTGGAGCAATGAAGGCAATTGCCGTTACACCACTTGCTCTTGATATGGAAAATCTAGGAACCAAGACAATGATGGCTGCTCAAAAGCAGCAATTGTTTAATCAACTACTAGCACAAGGTACAACCAATCTAGTTAACTTTGGTAAGAACACTCAGTGGGCAGGTCGCCAGTTGATGGTTGGTTTTACTATCCCACTTAGTATTTTTGGTTCCACAGCAGCAAAAGCATTCATGGATCTTGAAAAGCAAGTTATTAGATTTAAGAGAGTCTATGGAGATTTATTTACATTGCCTTCAGAAACACAAGCAAACATAACAGTTATTCGTGGCTTGGCTGAAGAGTTTACAAAGTATGGAGTTGCAATTGCAGACACTATGTCTCTTGCAGCAGATGCTGCAGCAGCAGGCTTCCAAGGAAGAAAACTTGAAGAACAGGTAAAGGCTGCAACAAAACTTGCTGTCCTTGGCGAGGTAGATAAGCAACAGGCACTATCTGCAACAATTGCATTACAGACAGCATTTAAGATGAACTCAGATCAACTGTCTGAGTCTATTAACTTCCTTAACGCAGTTGAAAACCAATCTGTTGTAAGCCTTCAAAACTTAACAGATGCAATTCCAAGAGTTGCTCCAGTTATTCAAGGACTTGGTGGAGACATCAAGGACATGTCTGTGTTCCTTGCTGCAATGCAAGAAGGTGGAGTAAACGCTGCAGAAGCAGCAAACGGTTTGAAGTCAGCACTTGCTTCTATTATTAATCCAAGCAAGGCTGCAAAAGAAATGCTTGCCAGCGTTAACATCGATCTTAATGCAATGACAATGCGTAATGAGGGCAACATTATGCGTACTGTACTTGATCTTGCAGACGCACTAAAGGAACTAACTCCTCTTGCAAGACAGCGTATTCTTGAACAACTCTTTGGTAAGTTCCAGTTTGCTAGAGTTTCAGCACTCTTTGATAACATTGCTAAGTCTGGATCTCAAGCAGCCAATGCGCTAGAACTTGTTAAGATGTCATCACAAGATCTTGCTGCGATTGCAAACAAAGAATTAAATGCCATTGAAGAAAATGCTTCAACTAAGTTTAAGGCTTCACTAGAAGCACTAAGAGCGTCATTGGCTCCAGTTGGAGAAGCATTCCTTAAGGTTGTAACTCCTATCATCGAGTTCTTCACAAAGATTGCAGATAAGTTTAATAATCTTTCAGATGGAAGCAAAAAGGTTGTAACAACTCTTGTAACATTATTTGCTGGTGTTGGTCCAGTAGTTCTTATGCTTGTTGGTCTTATTGCTAACTTTGGTGGACAGATGCTAAAGTTGTTTGGATTAATTAGAAACGGGTACTTAAGGCTAAGTGGTCAATCTAAGTTCCTTGGCGATCAAACTCAATACCTAACTAGCGAACAGATGCAAGCAGAGGCTGTAGCACACTCACTTGACCAAGTTCACGCAAGACTGACACAGAGATTTACTATTGAGGCAGATGCAGTTAATAATCTACGTAATGCCTATATAAGTGCAACAGCAGCAGCAAACTCGTTTGCAATAAATAATCCAGGAATGATGATTCCTCAGTCAAGACAGCCAAAAAGACTTGCAGGTGGAGGAATTGTAACTGGTCCAGGAACAGGAACATCTGACTCAATTCCTGCAATGCTTTCAAATGGTGAGGCTGTCATCCCAGCAAAACAAACAAAGAAGTATGGCGGATTAATTAACGGAATTATTGCAAACAATATTCCAGGGTTTATGTCAGGAAGAGCAGCAGCATATGCTCATGCACAGATGCCATTTGCACCTGGATCAGAACAGTACATGAAGGGAATTAAGATTGCAGGTCTTGAAAAACTTGCAGAACATTTCCCACAATTCATTAAGGTAGTTTCAAACCTTGTTGCAGAACTTCCACAAGATCTCAACGTTGCAATGAAGAAGGGCGCAGATGCTCAACAGTTTAGTGGAGAGTACGCTGCACGTCAAGGTAAGTTTACAACTGCTGCTAAGTTAGGTGGTCTGGATGTTGCAGATGAAGGCGCAAAGATAGCGCTTCAAGCCCTAGAAGATGAAATTGGACAAGCAACTCTTCAACTTGCAGAACAAAAGGCTGCGGGTGGTAAGGTTGTTGTTTCTGATGATATGTTTGCAGAAGCAACACGTAGCGTAATTGATAAGTATAAGGTTGTCGAAGGCGCAGCGGGTAATGCAGCAAGAGCACTTGATGAAGCATCACAGCAAATAGGACAGATAAGAGTAAGTGCTAAAAAAGATGACATTATGGCTGGCCTTGAAAGTGGCCAGTTTGAAAGAAGTAGAACTGGAAATCAAACACAGAACCAGATCTTATTTGATGGCGTTAACGTTGCTAGAGAAAGTTCTTCAACCCCAAACAGTTTCTATTCTGGAAACCCAATTAGTCCAAAGGGAAGTTACAAGGGCAAGACAAAGCAAGCAATCTTAGTTGCAGCAAAAGAAGATGCAAAAGCATATGAAGAAATTATTGCACAACAAACAAATGATATTTATGTACAATCAAGAGAAAGACAAAGCCCACACCCATTTGCTCCAAAGGATGGAATGGATGATGCAAATGCTTATGAACAAGCAAGAGAAACAGTAACCACTGAACGTAGACGCAGATTTGCAACTTCTGGAGGAAACATAACTGTAGGAGAAGGTGGAAGAATTACTGGTGGCGGATCTTCTCAGTCTAGCAACATCGCTGATGGAACCACTCCAGTAACTTATGACTCAAATGTAATGTTTGGTCCAGAAAATAGACCAAACCTAAAGTCTAGACTATCAACAAAACTTTCTGAATTTAAAGCACAGCCAATGAAGCAAAAGGCATCTATCATTTCTGGTGGTGCAATGCGTGGAGGTATGGTTGCATCTGGTGCAATGATGGCAGCATCAATGATGCCTGGCCCAGTAGGACAACTAGCACAGGCTGCAGCACCTGCAGTTATGGGATTACAATCACTTGCCATGGCTCTACCACTTCTTACAAATCCAGTTGGCTTAGCAGTTGCTGGAGTTGCTGCGGTAGCAGCAGGATTCTTCTTCTTAAGAAAGAAGCAGCAAGAATATATTAAGGATTTAGAAAATGCAGGGAAGAAAGAAGCAGAAGCAAGGCTTGGAAACATAGAGTCAATCAATGCATACTCTAGGTATATCGGAGATAAGGCACTTCCTTCAGAGCGTCAGTTTAACCGCCAAGGAGACAAGCGCTTCATTGATGCAGATCTTGCAAAGGCTGCTAACTTTAGAAAGTTCTATGCAGAAGAAGGAAAGACAGTTGGAAATCAAATTGCAGGTCGTATGGGCAAGGCCAACGCACTTGATGTATCAGCAAGAGATGTAGCACAAAGAGCAGCAACATTTGGTTTGGCCCCTGCAGATATTGCAGCAAACATTAAAGCAGCAGCAGAACTTTCTGGAGTAAGTGAAATTAAGTTAAAGGGTAGAGTTCAAGAGTTACTTAGTAAAGATGGCAAAGATATTACTAAGGAACCACTATCACTTGATGCAAGAATTAATTATTTAAGTAAGGCATCAGAAACTAGCCTTGCAGTAATTCAAAGAAAAATTGATCAAATTAAGCCACCACAACTTCAGGTAGATGCAAACGGAACTGTTGATTATTATGGGTACAACGCAGAAGTACAAAAGAGCAAAGAGACTCAAATCAAAAACACTAAGTTTGCTACAGTAGGTCTTACACTTGCACTAGAAGATCAGAAGAACTCTTTGGCTGTCCTTAATGGAATGTATGTAGACGGAAAGATAAGCGTTGATCAGTACAATACAGCCTATGAAGCACAGATGATTAACTTTAGAAATATCAAGAAGGCTACAGATGACTTAGTATTAGGTCTAGATAAGGTTGACCCAAGTGGTAAGGCATCAGCAGCAGCGATTGCAGATATGGCTGATCAAACATTTGCATCATTAGAAAAAACAAATAAGAGAGTTGCAAAACTACTTAAAGAAACAGTAACAAAGAGTTTGCCAAAGAATATGAGAACAGAGGTTCTTGTTGCTTATGCAAATGGAAGTTTGTCAGCGACTGATATTTTACAACTTGATACCATCTTGACTGAGATGGATGGAAAAACCTATAAGGAAAAAGTTGAGTTTGTTGCAAACCTTACTGGAATTTCTGATGCCCTAAGATATCAATTAGAGTATTCAAATTCAACAGAGAGACTAAGAAATGCACAAGAGAAATATAACAGAGCAAAAGAAAAGGGAAGCAAGGACCTTGAAAAGTATAAAAAGAATCTTGATAATGCTAGAGGCTCTGTAGACAAACTTAAGAAGGCTATTGAAGGTGGCGGTAAGGTAACTAAAGACTCTCCAGAAGTAGAAGGAACAAAGGGTGTATCTGATGGAACTGGAGCAGGAACAAATCCAAATGCTTTCCTTGATGATCTATTAAAGAAACTTAAGCAGGTTCGAAATAATTCTATAGATGCAACCAAGGGCGTAAGTGGCTTTATCGCAGCCTTGAAGGGCAATCTAACAGGGTTTAAGGGTACGGATGAACTCCTAAGAGCATCAGGTGCTACACAAGGCTTTATTGACATTGTAGGCGGACTTGATGCAAAGACATTTAAGGCAGTTAATGGCACAAAGAATAGACTGTTTAAACTTGGTAAAGATGGAAAGATGGTCTTTGGCGATCTTGGCCAAGCAATTAATAAATTTACAAGAGAAATTGAACTAGGATCATTTGTTGATCAACAGCAGCAAGTTGTAGTAAACTCTAATGAACAGATTACAGCATATAATAAAATGGCAAGCGCTGGTCTTTCTGCTGCCAAGATAACTGAAATTCTTGGTAATGAAGCGCTCACCGCTGCAGTTGCAGCAGAAAGTGTTGGAAGCAAAGACTTTAAAACATTTATTGCTGGAGCAAAGAAAGCAGATGCTAGTGTCAAGGAATTAGGGAAGACACTAAAGATAAACGCATTTAATGCTGCACAAGACCAAGAGACAGCATCTGATAAGATGAACCAATACTTTGCTGCACAAGAAGCAATTATTAAGCAAAACAAAAGAGCAGAATTTACAAAGATGCGTGGCTATAATCCAGAGCAGTATCAAGAGGTTATAGACAAGCAGCAGGAGTCAGTAGATAAGGCCAATGAAGCAGTACAGGCAGAGCAAGACAGAATAGACAAGATACAAGAACAAGTATCTTATTATAATCGTGGACTTGATTTAATTGGTAGAGAAGAAGATAAGATAAATAAGTCTTATGAAGAAAGATCTAGGGCTATTGATGAACAGATCTCTGGACTAGAAGATGTTAAGAAGGTTAATCAGCAGTTAATCGATCAGCAAAAGCAACAAACAGATCTTGCTGGAGCATTGTCTTCTGGAGATATTGGTGCAGCAGCACGTATTGCACAAGAAATGAGAGCCAATGCTGGACAAAACTCGCAGCAAGCACTCATTGATAATCTGGGAAAGCAAAAGAATGCCCTAGAACTTCAAAAACAAAAAGACTTGGCTGCAATTCAAGTTGAGATTAATGGTCAAAAATATACACGTGTTCAATTGCAAGATCTTATTCGTCAAAAAGAAGACGATATATACCTTGCTGAGCAGACTACCCTCAAGGCGCTCCAGGATAAAGCAAAGGTACAAGAAACAATTCTTGGAGATATGCAAAGAATTATTGACAAGTACAACAAAGATATGACTACTGCAATTAATGGCGTAACCAATGCTGCTGGACAAACAAAGGCAGAGTGGGATACTGTTCAAGGAGCAGTCGAAGCCGTTACTGAATGGCTTGGAGATGCTCATATGCTTGGAGTTATGGATGATGTTGCATCAGGAGTCACTAGCATTGAGACTGCATGGAAAAACGTTTTGATTGCAATTCAAGCAGCAAACGCTGCTGCAGCATCAGGTGCTACAGGCGGAGGTGCAAACCAAAAGCAAACTCCACCACCTCCACCTCCACCAACACCACTAAATGAAACACAAAAATCACTTGCTACAGAACAGCAAAAAGCAATTCAAGGAATGGTCAGTCGTGGAAATATCTACGGTGCAGAAAAGGCAACTGTAGCAATGATGGCAGAAATCGGAAATGTGAAAACTATCTCTGCACAAGATGTTGTTGCTCTTCGTAAGGGAGCCCTTGGATACCTTAATGCTGGTGGAATGGTTCCTAAGTACTTTGCAGCAGGAGGATTTGCTCGTGGAGCAGACACAGTGCCAGCAATGTTAACCCCAGGAGAGTTTGTTATGAGCAAGTATGCTGTTAATCAGCATGGGGTAGAAAACCTTAAGGCAATGAATAATGGAGAAAGCGTAGGCGGATCAGTGTATACTTATAACTTAAGTGTTAATGTTAAGTCTGACGCTAATCCAAATGAGATTGCAAGAACAGTTATGACTCAGATTAAGCAAATAGACTCACAAAGACTCAGGGGGATTAGACAATGACATCTGCAAACTACATGATAGGTAGAAAGAACTATGCAAGACCACAAGGTATGTTGTGGGCAGATAATTCTGGTACTTTGGTTGATGGTCTTTATATCCCAAATGGCTACGAGGTTAATTCTGATACGGGTTCTGAGCAGGACACTGATACATTTAACCAGTTCCTTATTCTCTCAGATGATGGAAGAGCCCCATTATCATTTTCTCCAACAAGAATTGAAAAACGAGAAAGAATGATTAATGGACGTATGCGCTCTACGCATATTGCTGATAAACTAACCCTTTCTACAAGTTGGTCTATGCTACCATCACGATCACATTATGTCAATCCAAACTTCAACTCTTCAACTGGAAAGTCAGAGTATGCAGGAAATAATTCATTTGAGTATACATCTGATGCAGGCGCAGGCGGAGTAGAAATGCTTGATTGGTATGAAAATCATCAGGGATCGTTTTGGGTTTACCTTTCTTATGATAAGTATTCAAATTTTGGCAAAGATGATGCTGCCTATGCTCACCTTAATCAGTATAGCCAGTTAGTGGAAATGTTCTTTGCAGATTTTTCATACTCTGTTGAAAAGCGTGGAGGAACCAACCATGATCTTTGGAATATTTCTGTTACGCTGGAAGAAGCATAATGTTTATAAATGATGAACTAAAGAACTTTTTACAAACATCTTCTGTAGTAAGAAGTCAGTCTGCTGTAATTGCAGAGTGGAACATGAATATTGCTGACAATATAAAGAAAATTGGAAACTATAGGTATCGTCCAACAGATGTAGTAGGTTCAAAGTATAGAAATATTGCTAGCGCATTTGATATTAATGACTCTGCAAACTATTACACTGGGGCAACAGATGCTGATATAACAGTCGACGGCGGATTTGATGACGTTAACGAGCCAATCTCATTTGTATCTAATAAAGATAAAGTAAAGATGATTTACTCATTAGAGGATTGTTTTAGAAAGTTTAGACCACGCTCTGGAATCAACAAGGCAAGTTTTTTAAACTCAAGATTTTTGCATAATACAAATATTGAAATGGCAAAAAGACCACGGTATTACATGGCAGATAAGAACGATCAGTTTAAGTACTGGACATCCTATAGAACTGAAGGTAATCTAGAACGTGGTATTGCAAATAAGTTAGTTAATGGATCACATTTTATTGAGGATGCAGCCCCTTATGTTGTTTATAATAATGCTGTACCAGCAAATAGAGTTGTTGTTAAGATGCAGACAAATGTTGGCAGTGTAGACCTAGGGCCATTTAAGGGTTTGTCTGGCTCAATTAATGATCCTCTATATGGAGATACAAACAAGACAACTCCAGTAAGTTGGAAGATTCAGTATCTAGATAATAACAACTGGATCGATATGGTTTCATTTAATAGGTCAAGCACAAGAAGAGATGGAACTGCCGTTATTAAGTCAGACGGATATGTTGAACTTGCCTATGGTCTTATTGTTCCAGAAAAATACAGAGACTATTTTATCAAAGCAGAAGAGTACAGCAATGTAAACTTCTTGCCAGAACAATCCTTACAAGGGTACGCATATCTAATTAAAGAAAATGATCTAGATATTGGAACGTATCATATTTGGTTTGATGGGGTATATCAAACTTTTACACCAACTTATGGTTGGTATCTAGAAGAAGAGACTGTTGGAAGACTAACCAACTTTGCAACAGATTTAACTTCTCCAATCAAGTACACAAACACAGTAAATAACTCTACCGCCTATAGAGAGTTTTCATACCTACAAGGTCTTCGTGTAGTTGTAGACACAATGAACAAGGCAGATGCAACTTTTGATCTTATTGAACTATCCCCAAGACTCTGTGTTGACTTATCTGATAAGGTGTCTGATTTTTCTGTTACTAAAACTGCAGGGGATGTAGGGTCCAATGGACTTCCAGTAGGACAGTTATTAGCATCAACAGGAAGCCTTTCTATATTTGACTATGACTCAGCCTTTAATGAAAACAATACGGATAGTATTATCTCAAAGTACGTTACTAATAACATACAGATTAAGTTCTACGACATCATAGTTAATGTTGATGGCTATGATTATTTTGTTCCAATTAAGACTATGTACTCAGAAGGATTCCCTCAAATTAGTGCAGCAAATAAAACAGTTCAACTTAGCCTAAGAGACATGTTCTTCTATCTAGAATCTTTAACTGCTCCACAAATGTTAGTCACAAGCGCCTCACTAAGTTATGCCGTTTCTTTGTTACTAGACTCAATTGGTTTTTCAAATTATGTATTTAAGAGAACAGCAAAAGAAGATGAGTTAATTATTCCATTTTTCTATGTTGCTCCAGAAAAGAGTATTGCTGAGGTTCTTAACGACCTAGCAGTTTCAAGCCAGACAGCCATGTTCTTTGACGAATATAATAACTTTGTAATGATGAGCAAGAAGTATGTTATGCCATCCGAGACTGATAGATCAGTTGACCTTACTTTGTATGGTTCAGACGATCAGCAAGATTCTGGGGTTAGAGAAAATGAGTCAACTGCAACAAATATTGCAAACATATTAGAGGTTGCATCAGAAGACAAGACAGTGTTCAATGATGGTAAGATTACTTACACAACAAGATATATACAGAAAACTTTTGGGTCACTAAGACAGGCAAGCATGATTGATCAAGATAAGACCTGGATTTATAAGCCAGTACTGTTGTGGGAAGTTGTTGGTTCAGAAAACACTAAGTCTGTTAATGGTCAAGTATCTTCACAGTCCAGTTATGTACTAGGTGCAATTCCGCTCAATTCATCGCTATCAAGTAATGTACCAAGCGTAGTAAATAATGTTGTTATAAACAATACAATGGATCTTGGCGAAGGTGTTTACTGGCTTACCAGAAACTCTGGATATTTTTATGCAAACTCTGAAATTATTAAGTATGATGCTGTTCAATATAATGTCGGTGGAGTAGGAAATGTTTGGATATCTAGTGCACAAGAATATGAGAACTACTTCTCTAAGATAACTTTTAACGGAAAGATTTACCCAACTGGCTTGATTAGAATTTATGCTGAGCCAAACTACGAAGTTGTTGATGGTATATTTAAATATAAGAATGGTGCTGTTTCAAAGCATGGTAGAGGTCAGTTTGGAACATCGGTTGTAGCACATACTGCTGGAGTTAATCCATACTGGTCAGATAATGCTAATGTACGTGGTTGCGATATGGATGCCCAGTATCTTTTTAGCCTTAATAGTCAGTCAACTCAATCAACACCATACACAGTAGCAGCAGCAGGAGTAAGCAATGCCCTTGCACAAAAATCAACACGCAGTGGTATTATTAAAAACTTCTTGTCTAGCACCTATATGACTGAGACTGCAGTAAATAATTTAAAGTCTACACAGACTGGAACAATTCAATCTTCTGCCTTGATCCTGGAGGGGCCTGCATTTAGCACAACAGAGTCTCCAATTAACTTTTTGTCTTATGTCTATAAGCCACTAACAAATAAATTCAAGCACTTTGGAACAAGAATGCGTATTGTTGGAAAGATTGAAAACAATGAGACTCGTGGACAAACTCCAATTGGAACTGGAACGTACTATGTAGTTACTGGATCACAGCCAAATCAAAACATTAACGTGGGTGGTGGATCTGGTGGTTTAGCAGTAATGCTTAACCCAGAAACAAATAACGGATACTACTTTGAAATTGTAGCGCTTACCGAAAACAATATTAATGACTATACAAATGCTTCAGAAAACCTTCATAACATAATCTTTTATAAGATAGGTAAAGATCCATCTTCGGCAAAAGCAGTACCAATTAAACTATGGGGTGGACTATCAAACATTATTGTCGATGACGGAAAATTCACTGGTCAGTATCGCATGGTTGGCGAGCAAAATCCAACGGTATACGATCTAGCAGTAGAGTATCAGGACATAGGAAAGATCAGAAGATTCTACCTATACATAAACAATAAACTAATCACTAGTGTTGATGACACAAACCCATTGCCAATTTATAACAACATGGCATTGTTTACACGTGGAGCATCTAGATGTATGTTTGAAAATGTATACGCCTTAACAAATAACTATAGCCAAAACACTGTCTTTGCTCTTGATACACCAGTCATATCAGCAATTGAAGACTCTGAAATTAATGCTAATGAGTCATTTAGCAAGTATGCCATGAGTGGCATTGTTCAATCAACATTCTTGTCTGGCATAAGTCCTTCAGAGCCACCAAAATACAACATGTATTTTGAAGAGTTTGGAACAATCATGAGAGAGGCAGCATACTTTAATGTTCGCTATGACAAGGCTTACCCAGCAATTTATGCAAAGATGTCTCCAACCTTTAACAGAATTAAGGGTTATACAGTATCTGGATTTAAGGCTGGATCATATGGCGCTGAGTTCCTTATCTTTAATGCAACAGATACAGCATTGAGTTTGGATGAAACAACTGGAAACTATTTGAGAATTCAGGGTGTTACGTTTACTCAGCAATCTCAAAATGAACTGAGCGTAGATTCCTACTTCTCAAAGAATAGTAACTTTGCTAATACAGATTTAAATAATACTGCATTTATAAAGTCTCCATTAAAGTCATCTCAGGACTATGAAGATATTAAGGTAAGCAGATTAACTTATGGCAAAAAGGACTTCTCTCTTGATACGCCTTATATACAAACACAAGATGATGCAGAGAACTTAATGTCATGGGTAATCTCTAAAATATCAAAGCCACGCAAGTCTGTGGGAATCAAGGTCTTTAACTTACCAATTTTGCAACTTGGAGATATAGTTAACATACACTATAAGGATTCGGATGGAGTAGATCAGGTAACCCCAACAACTACAAGATTCTTAGTATATAATATAAACTACTCAAAGAGTCAAGGGGGATCAGACATGACTGTTTATCTTAGTGAGGTTTCATAATGGTTGATGCTAATCCAAATATACCCGTAGTAGTACCATCAAGTTCTAGCGATGGTGTAAAGATCGCAACCAAGGATATTGTACTTTATAATGATGAGTCTACCCCAATTGAGGTAATGACTGACCTAATCTTTGAAAATATTGGTGGTCAAGAGATTATTAATATTGCTAGAAATGATATTATTAATGGGCAATCAGTTATTTACCAGCCTATTAAAAATCTTACAAGCATCAACTTTCAGTATAATCCACAAAATATTTTGGGTCTACAAGATACCTCAGAAGAGTATTTCAAGAAGTTCCCAATCAAACTTGAGAACACAATCCCAAATGTTGGGACAGGTCCAAATGGTGAGACAGTATACATTGAAGAGTCTACTGGAAATCTTATCGTAAACGTTATTAATCTAAATAAAGATGAGCAAGTAGAGATTGAAATTTTAAATTCTGGATCAATCTTTAGTGATACAATATATGAGGTGAACTAAATGATAACTAATACTGGCAAGGGAATTCTTGCAAAATACTTAATTGGTCAGGCACCAGCCTATGCATCATACATTGCTGTTGGCTGTGGGGCTACTCCAGTAGATACTGATGCGACCCTTGGAGATTACTCATCCAAAACATCTCTTGATTTCGAGATGTTTCGAGTACCTATTACTTCACGAGGGTATGTAAATGAAGATGGCGTATCTAAGGTAGTCTTAACTGCAGAGTTACCGACAGAAGAAAGATATGAGATAACTGAAGTAGGAATATATTCTGCTGGATCAAATCCTGCTGCTGGCTCGTATGACAGTAAGTCTATCTATGCTTTTACTCAGGATGAAAACTGGGAACACCACACAGCAGATGCAGCAACAGATGTCCCAATTATCTATCAGCCACTCGATGGAGATAACAATGATAATATAATTGACCAGCCGTATTCCGTATTCCAAACAAATGCTGACAATAGAATTTTTACCAATACACAAAGAATTAACAGATATGAAAGATGTCGATTCTTTAACAACACAGTCATGATGGCAGGAGACTCTGCATCTTTAACTGTTGATGGAAATGGCAAACTTGTAGTTGGTGAGGGCTCTGAGCACATACACTTAACTGGAGCAATCCTAGACTTCAATAAGAACGCACCTACAGATGCTCTTAAATTATCATTTGCTTTGGCGAGCAAGGATGGCCAGTCAACAGCAGTTCCAGATTCAGTTAGAATATTACTACAGTTTGCCTCTACAGATATTCATGGTACTGGTGAGTTTGCACGATTTGAAGTTATTCTAGATGCCGAAGATTATGACTTTGCTACACAAAGATACTTTGTTGCTACAAAACAATTACAGCAGTTAGTTAAAAGCACTGGGTTTACATGGGCTAGTATTGATGTAGTACAGATCTATTCGACTGTAATAGACAATGGGGTTCCATCCTCAGACTTCTACGTATGCTTAGACGCAATCCGTTTTGAAAATACTGGAACAACAAATCCATTATACGGTTTGACTGGCTATTCAGTAATTAAAAATAATGATGCACGAACAATTGTAAAGGCAGCAAACACAACGAACTATATTGAATTTAGATTTGCAATGGATGTTCAATAATGGCAGATGCAGGAATTAAAAAGGTTATTGTTCAAAAAAAGAACTTGCCATCTATTTCTGGAACAAACAATAAGTATATAGTTAGATATAGAATTGTTTCAGAAGATAGAAACAGGACATCTCACTGGTCACCACAGTACAAGGTAGGTGGCGCAGCCATTTCAGCAATCAACCATTCTATTTCTGTAGACTCTAGTTCAAATGTTATTAGATTAGTTTGGGATCAAGTTCAAGACATATCAGCATATGATATTTATGTAAGGTGGGATTCTGGATCATGGGAATATATTGGTCAATCATCTACTAACACTTATAGTTGTTTAATTAAAGATTCAGCAACACAGGTAACATTTGCAGCACAAATACCAACATTTCCTAAAGGTAGATTTACGGCTTCTACGCTTTTTCAGACGGTTTTGACAGATCTCTAATGGTATAATAGAATAATGGCAAAGATACCGCTTCCAGAACGAGGACAACCACTTGATGTGTCCTACGTTTATCAACTAGCAAATGCAATCAATGAACTCTCCACACAGGTATCTCCAGCGACCTATAAGTATGTTACCGTAGACACTGCAGGTGTCGGAAAACAAAGCGTAAAGGCTTCTGAGGCACGTATAATCGGAGGGTATGTAGATGTAGTTTCAAGTGCTACAAAGAGCGCAGGTAACGAAGTAGCGTTCTCGTATGATTTTGCAGCAGACTTTAAATATGCTCCAGTAGTAACAGCAACGCCAATTAATACTGGTGGAACAGATGCTGGTAAAAATGTTTCGGTTGTTTTAAAGACAATTACAACATCTAAGGTAGAAGGAATTGTTCGATTTAACTCAACTGGTGATCTATCGGTTGCTGTTAACATTATCGCTATTGGAATACCAAACTGATGTTAAAGTGTACTAAGTGTCACAAGAATATGTTTGTAGATCGACAGTACTCTGCTGTTGGTCATATTGAAACATATTGCTTGTACTGTGGATCAAGAAAGTTTTTTCATCCACCAGAGGATTCAGAAGAGGGAAGATGGCTACTAAAAAAGGAACAACTGAAAGCGAAGGCTACAATCTCAAGCCTGTAATCCCTGGCAACAAAAAAGTTTGGTTTTTAAATGGGGACCTGGTTAGGATTCATCACTTCAATAAGTCTAATGGAATAATGTCTGTTTATAACATTACAAAAGATCAGATTGAAAGTTGTTTAATTAGTGATTTTAAAACTAAAAGGGAAAGAGCCTATACTGTTGGTCAGACAGCAGAGTTAGTTAACCGTCATAAAAAATATATGCCAGACCTAATGAAGCGTGGAGTAATTCCATTTCCTACTGGATCACAAAAGGGCGGGGCTAGAGGTTTCCAAGTAAGATCATATTACTCTGAATCGCAAGTTAGAGAGATTCGTGATATACTTGCTACACACCATATTGGTAGACCAAGAAAAGATAATTTAATAACAAACGATATTACGCCTACAAAGCAAGAGTTGACACGAAGAA